TTCTATATTCAACATCTAATTCTTTCATCTTTTTCTTTAAATTATCAGTTGAAGAATTTAATTTACCTACTCCTGATAAATATGCATCTAATGCACCTTTATCAATATTAGAACCATATCTAGTACGTGCATTTTTAGATTCAAATTCTGCTATTTTTTTATACAATAATAATTTATGCTCTAAATCTTGTATTTCTGAATTATTTTTACCTCTATTAGATAAATTACCTATTCTATCATTAGCTAATTTCCTTGTTTGCGCATCTAATACTTCAATATTTTTTATATAATCTACTAAATTTTTTATTTCATCTTTAGTTATAAAACCTTTATAATTTTTACTAATATCGGCAATACTTTTAAAACTGGAAATTTTAAATGTTTTTAAAGCATCATTATTTTGTGATTGTTCTATATTTACTTTTCTTAAAGATTGACTTACAGAATCCCATTGAAATTTAATTTTTTCAATATATCCTGCTTGATTTCTAATCTCTAATGTTAATCTACCAAATTCATCAATTGAAGATTTGTTAACTACATTTCCTCCAACAGATAAAGACTTTTTCATATCTTCTATTTGTTTTTTAAACATTGCTAATTCTGGTGTCATAGTGTTAAAATCAAATAGTTTTTGTTGTTTATTACTCGTTAAAGTTGAAGTTAATGTTTTTTGCAATTCTCTTAATTTAACAATTGCAGAATCAACACTTCTTATTTGATCTTCATTAATCAATTTACCACTTTTAATACTTATTTCTGATTTATTTATAAAATCTTTTAAAGCAGTTATTTTTTTAAATAATGATTTAACACCATCGTCTTCTTGTGGTAATAACTTTAATTTTGCTTCAATTGGAATTATTCTATTTTGTTTAATATTTAATTTATCCAATTGACTTTTCATGTCTTTGTTAAAATTCTTTAATTCATTTAATGCTTTATTTAAATTCTTTTTAAATTTATCTATATCAATAATTTTAGAACTGTCTAAAATATTTCCTGCATTTAATTCTTTTTCTAAACTTCTGATATATCTAATATATTCAGTATACTGTTTTCTAACTTCGGCTACATAAGGCGATGTTTTAGGCATTGATTTTATATCTTCTTTTACTATACCTAAATCTATTTTATGTTTTCCTAATGTATCTAATTGTGATTGTATTTGTTTTATTTTTGTAAATTCTTGTCCTGCTTGTTGTCCAATTTTAGCAATTTCTTCTCTTATATTATTTAATTTTAATTTATCTAATGAATCCAAACTTTTTATTAATGAATCTATTCTGGTAATGTCAGCAGGATCTACATATTTACCTGTTTTACCAGAAATCATTCTATTAAAACCTTTGTCTAATTTATCTTTAGTTGCTTCTAAAGTATTTAACATATTAACGTATTTTTTTGCTTCATTAGTTGCTTTATTTAACTCTAATTCATATTTTTGCAATGCTAATAATAATTTAGGATCAACAATTTCTCCTGTTTTAGTTTTTGTATCTAAAGTATTCGATAATGTTTTTAATCTTTCTAACTTCTTAAATGCTTCATCTACTTCTTTTATGCCTTTTGGTAATTTATTTAAATCTCCTTCTAAAGAAGGTAATTTAATTTTTAAATTATTAGATAATTTTGATTGAGAATCTATTTGTTTAAATATTAATCCTGCATCCTGACCTAATTTAGCAATTTCTCCACGTATTTTTTCAAGTTTTACTTTATCTAAAGAATTTAAATCTTTAATTAGTGTTTTAACATTTAATAATTCTTTAGTATCAATAAATTGTCCAGTTTTACCCGAAACCATTCTATCTAAACCTGAATTAAATTTCATTTGCTGTGATTGAAGAGTATTATTCAATTTAAATTTATCTTCAGTTTCTTTTCTTAATTGTTTTACATTATCTTGTGCTAATTTTTGTCTTTCTTTTTGTTCTTGTTGTAATAATTTAACTCTATCTTGAATTTCTTTTTGTCTTAATTTTTCCTTTTCTTTTTGTACATTTTGTTCTGCTTTTTTCCAAACATTTTCATACTCATTAGCACTTATAGAATTAATTCTTTTTTGCTGTTCAGCAATAGTTTCATTACTACCTAAAATTAATCTTTCAATACTTTTTTGAGTATTAGTAGTAACATTTAATCTATTTTGTTCTTGTTCATATGCTAATTTCCTTGCAGTATCATTTACTTGTTGTTGTGTTTTTAATCTTGCTTCTTCATCTTTTTGTGATTGAGTATAATTTTTATTTTGTGTACTATTTATTGATTTTGCTTGAGTTTGCTCTATTTTTTCTAATTCTTGTCTACGTTTAATTTCTGTTTGTAATAACGCATTTTCTATTTCCTGTTGTTGTTTTAATTTTAAATTATAAGCATCTAATTGATCTTTATTACTTATCTTAGCTTGTGTTTGAGCATCTTTTTCTTGTTGTTTTCTTTGCTTTATTAAAGAATTAGCAAATGCTTCATTATTTTTTCTATTTAATTCTAACTTTTCTTCAGCAGATTTTCTTAATTGTTTAATATAATCTTCTTCATTTTTTTGTCTTTCTTTTTTTTCTAATTGTAATTGTTTAATACCATTTTGAATTAAATTATTCTTCTGATTACCTATACCTTGATCATAAATACTCTTATATGCCTGTGCATTTGCTTTTATTTGATTGAATTGATTTTGTAAATCAGTTAATATCTTTTTGTCTAATACTTCAACATTTTTTAAAGAATCTTCAAATGATTTCATAGCAGACTTATCTATAAAACTTCCGTATTTGCCCTTATTTAAACTATCCGTTAATCCTTTGTATTTTGCTTGAAGTGCATCTATTGTTCCAACATTATCTTTTTGTTCTCTATTGATCCTTATTAACATCTTACTTACGGTATCCCATTGATACCTATATTTCTCAACATATCCTGTAGCAGAAGTAACTTCCATTGTTACTTTCCCTAATTCATCTTTGATTGTACTTACTCTTCGACCTGTTACTTCAATATTTCTTTCAGCATTAATAATTGCCATATTAAATCTTGATAATTCTTTAGTTTTATTATCAAAATCAAAATTAGGTGTTTTTATATTTTGCATAGAAGATGATATTTGATTTAACTGTGATATTAACTGTGAAAGTCCTGTGCCACCTATTTTTATGTTAATTGTACCAACTTTTTTTTGTAATTGATTTATTAATGTGTTAATTTCTGTGGTTATGTTAGTTTTGGATGTTTTATCCAAAATTGTTTTAATTAAAATTGAGAGATCATTGCTTGAATTTGACATTAATTCACACTCCTTTATTAGTTTTTATATAGAGGTATAAAAATACCCCTACGCAATAAAAGAGTAGGGGTTTGTTGATTGGATTTGTTTTGAATTTGATTTTGTTGATTGTTAAGGATATAGATTATGTATAATTATATTTATAATTTGTATAATTAATTGAAATGAGGATTTTATGTTGATTTATTATTCTCTAATTCTTTATTCTTATTCATTAAATTTTTAATTTTATCTCTAACCTGTGCCTTACTTATAGGTTTGATATATGCCGACCTCGTAGTTTCCGTACTCTTATGATTCCCCATTTCGGCAGCTAACGACAAATCTCCCGTTTTTTCGTAAATATTATTCAATGCACTCTTTCTTACACAGTGGCAGTGAAAATCATCTAATCCAATAATAGTACCTATTGCTGTAATTCTCCTTTGCAATGAACCTTTACTCATTTTTCTATAAACTTTACCATAATAACTAATAAATAATGCATCTACTTCAAGATTATCAATTTCTTTTCTCTTCTCAAACCATTCTTGAATTAAAACTAATGTTTCTTCAGAAATTGATACTTCAACCAGATAGCCTCTTTTCTCACGTATATTAGTAAATACACAATTCTCTATATCTAAATCACTAATTTTAAGTTTCTCCACAGCACCAATCCTATTTGCACTATCTAATAAAACCTCAAATAATAATTTATCAATAATATCAAATCTCTTTTCATTCTTTAATCCTTCGCGAATTTGTTCTATTTGATCATCGTTCAAGAAATATGAATTAATAATTCTTTCTTCACTAGCACCTTTCATTCTATCTAATTTCTTATCAAATGGATGCCTATCAATTAATCCACGTTTCATAGACCATAAATAGAATGTAGATACAGCAGCAATTTTATTATTGATAGTTTTCTTATTATTCTTTAAAGTATCTTGACAAAAACTAATAAAACTTTCCATTATATCAATTGCATCAACAAATAAATCATCAGAATATAAATCAATATTATTCCATTCTTCAGATAGAAAAACCATGAATTGCATGAAATTACTTTCGTATGTCTTAAAAGTGCTTAACTCTACGTCCTTATTCTTAATAATACTAGATTTAAGGTACTTTTTATATTTAACAATGTTTTCTGGATTAATCTTTGATTGTTTTTCTTTAGTGAAATACTTTACTTTAATTATTTTAGCCATTAAAAGCACATCCTTTTATTTTATATTAATTTTAATTATTATAATTATAATCTATTTTAAAAAACTAAATATACTATCTAACTTGTTCAAATCTTTCGGATAAACA